CAGGATGCCGGCGTAAATATCACTGTTTATCCGCGCGCTGCTGCGCCGCGGCATCTGTATATCTCATATCAGCATATCGAGCCCCCAATTTTGCTATGTTATGGGAGAGTACTTCTTCCCGCCGGATATTTAATCCTTGTCGTAACCCTTCCATGTAAAATTCAATGTCCCCAAGTTCCTCAATCACGTTTTCCCTGTCCAATTCTTTATTGTAAATTACATGCTTTTTGATTGCGTCGAGTAGTTCTCCTGATTCTCCAGAAATGCCAACTGCCATATGCAACACATGTGCTTTTTCTGGCGTCAAAGATGCGATAATATCATCTCCTGGTTTAACTAATGCTAGAACCATTTCATCATATTTAATTTCCATTTTATTTCCTTTTTAATCAAGACGATAATTTAACATATCAATCGGCATCGGTATGCTCATTCTAATTCAACTGGGTCATAAAGTAATTCGAAAATATCTTTATCACACACACTCAATTCACCGTCGAGTGCTTTTATCAAATAATCCCCGGGTCTGCCTTGTATATAGTTATAATCATTTGTATCGACTCTAAATGATTCATCAATTTGTCTAGCTGAAACAATACTCGGTCGCTTTCTATAATCATGCATATCAGCCACATCTTCATGGCTGCCGAAGTATAATATAGATGCGCCGGTTGGGTTGAGCAATTTCCTCGCCATTATCTATCCTTATAAGAAATTTTTAAAAATTCAATGTATTCATCGATTGAATTTACCACGTGTTCTTTATTATTGAAATCGAATACAGTCGTTTGTTCTTTGCCATCCCACTCATATAAAAACCAAAAAACTTCTTCTGCATCAGCGCCAAAATGCGCTTTGATTAATTCATCTACCATAGTGAAGACATTATTGACATGAGAATTATCGAAGAATGCAGCGCTTATTTCATTCGGTATACTATCTAAAAATTCATTAGAGTTCATTAGATACTTCTTCAATCGTACAAGTAATTTTAAATTATTCAAAATCATATTTTTATCTCCTATTTTCATGTTTAACTTCTAAATTATGCGCTGGTCTATCGTGTGATGTGTCGCCTACATCGCAAAATAATGTAGGCCACCGCTTCCTCATAACGCCTAGCAATGGGCACATGATTTGCCTAATCTGCGGATGCGCCTCTTTCGATGTCCGAAGTGAAAAAATCTTTCGCCACTCCCGCACGTTCGCTGTTACTACAATTTCAGTCTTCAAAGAGTTAGGTAAAACGGAACGAGCTTCTTGTGCTTTAGCACCTTGAACTAATAAGCTGAGGTACATAGCCTCTGCTGATAAACATGCATTTTTCCATACGTCGTATTTCGACTCTGAATATTCATCTCCCCCTGCCCAGAAGAACGGTTCAATTACAGTTATTTCGCCGCCGAATTTCCCTTTACTATAATTACAATACCTAGTAGATTCCTGGGTAAAAGAGCAGATACGATGTCTAACGAGCTCATGTGTAACACCGCGGTCAGTGATAAATTTTACTGTAATAGCGGTGTGTTCTAGCGTCGACTCATGTTTTAGTGATTTTATGTGTTCAATGATTTTTGCTGCACTGCCTTCTTCAATTCTATCCTCTGATTTGTATGCGCACCTTATCGCATTTTCTATTAAAAGTTCCATATTTGGGGTAGAGGATAGTATTTCAAAACTGGGGGGTATGATGCGCATTATAATTTCCATGATTTAAAGTTTAATTGTGCAGCTAGACCTTCATAAGTGTTAGAATTAATTATATCAATTAAGTCTTCACTTGTCCATCCTTGCTTAACTAATTCATTAAGGTCTTTGCCGGGTAAATCTGGTGGCATCATACAAACTTTAAGTCCTAACGCAATCATATCTGATACATTTTTCATGATGTGTTTATTACGAATATCACAATCTGGAATATAGATTGCATCTTTATTAAAATAAGAATGTAATTTGCCATTTGATACAGCGATAGCATTTGGAATCATAAGAGAATCTATTTCACCTTCAAGGACATACACTTGTGTAGTAGCATCTAGTCTGTCCATCCCAAAGAATTTTTCCTTCACTGTGTCATCGAGTATCAGTCTATAATATTTGTGGGTTTCTTTGTCATCGAGTGCTCTAGCTGTATAACCAAAAATCATACCATCTTTAGTTTTAAATGGTAAAACAATTCGAGGATGGTCGTCTTTTGTAGACCAATCTTTGAATTTATCAGTGTGCCCCCTAGTCCATTTGATAAAACTCTCGACATAATAAATGTCGAATGTATCAATTGGTAGTTTTCTACCAACACAAAATTTATAAGCTACAGAGTCTTTTGATAATTCTCTGACTAGTTTTAAATCTGAAAATATATTAGGAATGTATCGATGAGTTATTGGGGGTTCTTTTTCGATGAATGCAATCTCTTTATGCATCTTTTCTTTAAAGACTTCTAATGAATACTCTTGAAATAAATTCGGGTCGAACCATTTCAAGAAAGAACCAAAAGATACTGACATTGAACAATTATGACAATAATAATTCAAAGCACCCATTTTTTGGGTAAAATATCCTCTTGCTAGTGATGCCTTCTTTTTTGAATCTCCACAGTAAGGGCATCTGCAATTCCAGACGTGATTACCCTTCTCCTTGAACCTGAGGAGACGAGGACTTATTATCTTCAGGTATTTTTCCGCTATGTACAGTTTGCTCATTATTTAATACTTCCACATAATCACGATTGATATTGAACTTATCGGTACTAATTAGGACGTGAGTTATTAAAATATCGTTCCAGTAAAACGCCGTAACAGGACAAATAAAATTCTGTCTACCTTCTACATTAACTTCTCCAATTACGTTAATGTCTTTACCATTATTCAATTGTAATTTATTCATGGGGCACTGTCAACAATCCTTGCTGCGTCAACCATATCATCACACCATTTTCTTGCTGATTGAGTATTAAGAAAACATTTGATTCTAAAGTAGCTATACTTATCACTTTTAGCAATAATGTATACAGCCCCATCATAATTATTTGAAGATATATGAAAAACAATTTCATTCCTTTTCGCATCTATAACAAAAATTTTAAAATTATTTTCTTGTTTTCTTTTTTGGTTTGACATTTTCTACAATTATATTAACTTCGCTTTTCGGCAAAATGTCTGATGTCACATTAGAAAAATATTCCATTTTCGATAATGCTGTATATAATGCTATATAAGGATTCTCTCCTTCTACATATTCTGCTTGAATAGAAAAAGTCGTGATGGGTTCAACTGCTGTGGAATTTTTAAACACGGCAACCCATGCATTCCAGTGTTCGATTTTAGAGCCCCAAATTCGTGTTATTTTGGCACATACATTGTTATATGTGCCAGTAGCATCTGTGTATGTGCCAATGAGTGCCATGTTATTCTTCCTTCGCTTCAAGGTGAGGTTGAATAGATTCTGCATTCTCCTGCTCAACTGGGGCCGTCGCCGCACCTTGGGCACGAGATTTTTCTGCGATGAAATTAATTAAATCCATTGAATATTTTGCAGGTACTTCAGCAAGATAATTGAGAATTTTATTTACTTCATCTACGGTAAAGCTAATTGTGTTGTTTTCAGACATTATACTCCCTTTCGTTTGTTACCAATTGTATATTTGGCAATTAATTGCCACTCATTTTTATCTTTGAACGATAAAATCTTTACAGCAGACATCGATGCAATATTTGATGCTTTCGCTTCATCAATCACCTCTATCAGCCCCCACTCTTTAATTAATTTAATAATCAAATTTCGTCTTTGAATATCTTCTTCATTTATATCAGAATATTTGCCATCTATCGCAAACATTTCTTTAAAATGGACTATATAATAATCCCCATGTTTGTGTAAGATATGAGCACTTTGATATAAAACTTTATTCTTGTTTGATGCAACACCAAGTCTAGTTAAAGTCTCTTTCACCAAGAGAAATGATTCCGGATCTTTGAGTTTAATCTTTACTCCATAAGGAAATTCTTCGTTCATTTTTTACCACCTTCAACCATTTTTTCTTTTAATTGTTTCAATGTAGCTTCGCTCATACACTTTACGTACGATTCTGCTACTCTTCGGTTGACTTGATACAAATTCATCATCATTTCAACATAATTATTTATTGCCTCTGCTTTATGATATTTGCCGTATCGTTTGGCTTTAGGCAAAGCATAATAATAAAAATCGTGTTGAATGTCTCTGTCTAGATGTGATGCTCTATTCATTGCTTCAGCATAAAATAAAGTGTCAATCGTATTAGAAAAAACACGATTTACCATCCATGCTGAATATTCTGTATCAGTAAATTCTAGTGGTATTTTCTCATTAATGTGTTTAACTATATCCCACAATGTAGCCATTTTGAACCTTAACGTAAATTATTTCCACACGATTGAGGGCGACATCATAATAGTAATTAAAAATGCCATTCGATTTATCTCTACATCAGCAACAAAAGATTCTTTATATGAATACTCTGCTAACTGTAAAATGAGTTCTGGAATTGATTTTTGTTCCATCTTCGCCACGGCAGTATCATAAAACATACGAAATAGATATTGAGAATCTAAATCAATGTGGTCAGCCACCCATTTGCGAACATCATTAAATTTCTTGTGCTTTAATGCTACAATCAATGTAGAGAATGCTTCATCTGATAAATTAAGCAAGATGCCCGAATCGATTTTGCCACCAGCCGCGTATCCTTGCAATTCATTCAACACAGAACGAAAATCTGGAAACTTTTTCATCACCAAACCTGCTACCGCTTCTTTGTCATACTCAATAGATTCTGCTTTCAGTATAGAAAATACTCGCTTTAGAAACTTCGATGCAATCTTTGGTTTCTCCGCAGCAGATATTTTAAAATCAACCACCTTACATCTAGAATGAATCGGGTCAATGATTTTTGATGCGAAGTTAGCAGTAAATATGATGCTATGATTCTTGCCAAATTCCTCGATAAATCCCCTAAGTGCCTGTTGAGCCTGTTGAGTTAGACCGTCTGCCTCATCCAATACTGTTATTTTTCTTGCATCATTAAATGACACGGTGGATGCGAATTGTGTTAAACGCGTACGAATCATATCAACATTCCCGTCCTTGGACGCATTAATGAATAATAAATCCGCTCCCATTTCATTAGCGATGGCTTTTGCTAATGTTGTCTTACCACAACCAGCACTCCCCACGAATAACATTGATGGGAGATTCCCAGATGAAATTAGACCACGAATCTGCTCTTTAGTCGCATCCGGTAGAACGCACTCATCGATTGTTTTAGGTCTATATTTCTCAGCCAACACGTCTTCCATACTCACCTCATAATAAATTTAATGAACAGTTTTCAGTCTTGTTCAGGACTACATTACTTAAAACAATGTCTTAAACTTACCCTGCATATGCACGAATGCCTGTAATCTTCTTACCATTCTTTGCGAATTCTGCTATTACAGATTTGGCTTTTGCATGACGGCTGCGATAAACACCTCCTTCTTCTCCATGAACATTTACTGCCCAGAAATACCGATTACCATCTGTGCCATGAGAATGAACTTTTTGCTTTTGTGCCATATACTACTCCTTATAATTAAACAATGTTAAAAAATGGGCAATCAATTCACCCGATATTTGCCCAAGACATCGGTATTCTTTCAAGAAAATGTGCTATCAGATTCTACTGCGATGATATAGTTGAGATTAATGCTATCATGAGTAAATCGAGAAATCATTTTATCAGAAATCTCTACTTTATAAGACCCATCAATCAACTTTATCTTTGAAATCTTAAATAGAATATTAAATTTTTCTTTTGTTTTTTCTTCAGTATCTAACTCAAAATCATTGCCTTTAGTGATTGCTTTGTCGAATACCCTGAGCTTAATTGTCTTCCCATCGCCATATACACTAAGGTCTTCTACGTTCAGGATAGAAGCCATGCGCTGGAGTTTTGTCAAAGTAGACCCACTCAATAAAAATTCAACCGCAGGTGAACTGAGTGCTTTAGTGATTTTATCTCGATTTGTAGGTGGAGTAACCAAGAGTGAAGAATCTGCATAGATATAATTCACTTTCTGTTTACCGGATTTAAATGTTACAGACTTTGTATCTAATAGAAGGTCAGGTTGCTCAAATGCAGATAATACTCCAAGGAATTCTCCTAGGTTGTATATAGACATTTGTTTATCGAATTCATCTTCGGACACATACGATGCAATAATATCTTTTG